TTGCTTCGAGAACACTGCAACCTGTTTTCGGCATTTGCCATCGTGCCTAATTACCTGGGCGCAATTGAAGTCTTCGCCGTGAATACTTGAAGGGTCAACTCCAATAACGTATGGATAGCCAGGAAACGGCTCTTCATAGATGATGACATCGCCACCAGGGTCATTTACGAACTTGACATTGCTAACGGTGATTCGCCTATTGTCAGGAGAAATCGTAGATTTGTATTCGAAGTGGCCCCTTTTTGCATAAACATCCCTCTCGACTTCCTCAATTCTCTTTTGCACTTTCATCGCATTAAAGATTGAGTAACCAGTAGTAAGGAATGCTTCATCTGGGTAAGTTGGGTTTTCTTGGTGGAACATCTCTAAGCCCATTGAATCAATTTGAGCTCTGCGCCACATCAACCCTTCTACGGTCATGCCGTCATCTTTGTATTGTTCTAACAAAGCGACCTCATCGCCGTAGGCACCGAACCTAAGCAGTTCCTCTCCGTTGTATGGATTTCGATATCCTTCGTTTCGATACCAAGGTTCGAACCATCCTTTTAGAGAAGAACTATTGCCGTTGAAGGCATTAACGAATAGGTCACGGTAGAAGTTCATACCTTTTGCGGTGCTTTCAATGAACAACATCGCATCAGGAGACATTGGAACAGCGGAGTTCAATGATGCCATTGCTTCTTGCTGTTTCTTCCACATCGCAAACTCGGAAGCGTGGGCCGCTCTAAGAGTGGCACCTCTAGCCAAGTCATCACTCACCGTTTCAACGCTGACCGTTGATTCATTGGTGGTGCTCAGCATATTACCTTTACGATTCGCCGCCGCCGTAGGTTTTATCTCTTCAGGTAGGTGATCGTAGAACCTCTGATACATTTCAAAGATTCTCTTTGTGTGGTCATCTTTATCGGAGATAACAAGCGACTCACGATACGGACTATATAGAGTCATCGTGAAGATAATCGCCGCGATCAAAGTGGAAAACCCAATTTGTCTAGCCTTTAGGACGATGTATCGGACTGGCCGATAGTGTCTCCAGTCATCTTCTATCTGCAAGTAGAACCTCATTTGTTGAGGGTTCAACTTAAATAAGATCAACGGAGTATCCTCAACCTCCCCATCCAAGATTTCCGCCATCAAGTTTTTTGGCTTCGGTCTGATGTAGAGAAAGTTTTGAATAAAATCGAGGACTCTTATTTCGTGAATTCTCCCAGTTGAATCTGGAATCCTCACGGAGAAGTTTCTAGTCTTGTCCATCAGGCTTTATAGAGAGACTTTCAAGGAATCTATCAATTGGCTTGCCACCAGTCTTAACATCAATCTCCTTAGGCGCTGCTAGACCAGCAAGTTCATAAAGAGCTTTAGTGTTTTGTGGCGTTGGATTTGCCATTACAAAGGCAGCAGTCTTCATATCAATAATGTCTTTAGCCGAAAGTTCCAACCCATCCTCTGTCTTGAATGTACCAGTAAGCAATTTCGCTAAACCAATACGAGCAGCCTCTGAGTCAAATTTCTTATCTGTACGTTTTGCAGACAAAAAAACAGCCTTTTCGCTTTCAGGCATTAAGTCGATAAAGATGCTGTCAACTGTTTTTTCCATAGAGTTCCTCGGCATCAAAATAATTGATATAAAAGCAATACAGTTTACTTAACACATACTTTAATTACCGAGATAATACCGAAACCACATAAAACACCTTGTTTTTTCCAAAATTTTATTTTCACGAAATCGATTCCAACAAAAATGAAGATCCTTTAATTATTTAGAAAGAGAAACACAGGCGTGATTATGCGAAATGATATGAAAAGAAGTCAAAAATGAACTTTTGCAGGGATGGGCCATGATGATATATAAACGCACCCCCAGGCGAAAGGGGGTCTAGGGAGGGGGTCATTCTAGCCCTACATATTCTCATATATAGCCACTCTTTAGAGTGAAACCCTATGGTTCAGTTTGTATGAACTGCTCCAATGAAACACCTTTACTTTAGTAAAGAAAGTATGTTTTTTAGGTTGTGAACAATTGTTTTCGCTGTTATGAGACTAGCTTTAGCTGCTGCTGATAACTTAATTGATTGAGTGAAACTGGACGAAAAATGTCACGTCAAAGCTAAATGTGTATTATGCATTTATGATAGCTTTTTCACCACATTTCGTTTTCAATCAGCCATTTCTCAATCTCAATTTTGCTTTACTTTAGTAAGTCTTTTTAGTTCTTGCTAGTCAATTTTTCAATAGGCAATTACTTAAGTAAACCGCTTTCATTTTTCTAGCCTTCCTTAAAAGAGTGATGTTTTTATTCTACAGAAAAGAATACTAGTATATAAAACTAGTCTAGTCTTTCACACATACCTACGAATAATATATGCGACCTGCTTAAGCGAGCAGGGCTTTTCGGAATTGCCGAGAACTTTTTGGAATTGTCTTTTGAAAATAATTTTTCAGATCCGAAAAATTTTTTCACTCTAATTAAGGCGCAGATAAATGCGAAAAAAAGCGGTGAAACAATGTTGGTGTCGAAACTCGGTAGAACCGAAGAAAGGAAAACTCGACAATGAAAAATTATTTAGTAATTTTTACTCTCAACCAAAGCGAACAAGTTATCGCTACTTTCCACAATGTGGAACAAATGGATGTTCTCACAAGATTATCATTCGAGAACACATTATCCCAAAGCACCGCTTGGGATACAACAAGCCCAATGGAACAAGGCAAGGTTTATTACCTTGAAGGCGACCAAGAAAGCGACATCGAGAGCGCTATGAGAACCTTAGGGTTCCGTAGATGTGATAGATGTGGTGCTTGGGTCACACCACAAGACATCCGTGATGGCTTAAGCACTTGGAACCGTGCGACCGAAACCAGACTTTGTGCCACTTGCATAGCAAGAGAAGAGCAAGAAGAAGCCAGAAATCCTAAGATTTCCCTTGCTGGTTATCACTCAACAAGTAGCAACGTAAGAGTTATTAACGGCGAAGGTGAAACCTTTGACCTCAATAACGTTAAGGGCCTTGGCATTGAAATGGAAGCTAATGCTTCCAGTAGAGCATCGATGGTTAGAAACAACCAAATCAAGTGTACCGATGCATTCTATAGAATGGCTAAGCCAGGAAGTCGCAACCGCATCTTTAGATGCGAACAAGATTGCACTGTGGCTGCCGAAATTATCAGCAACGTATTCACCAAAAAGTCATTATATGACTTCGACTGGAATATCTTAACCGAACAATTACGCCTTATGGGTAATGACGAGAACATCGCAAATGTGGGATTCCACGTCCACCTAAGCAAAACCTGGTTAGGCGACACACAAAAAGAACAAGCACTCAATTTCTTGAAATTGCAATACGTTCTTAAAGCCTATGAAACCGACTGGTTAAAAATCAGTGGTCGTAGACCAAGCGAAATGAGTTGGTGTTCGTTCTATTCAATGCAAAGCATCGAAAACTTCAAATCTTGTCTCGAAAGCGGTCGCTATAGCGGATACGAATGGAGCGTTTACCCAAGCAGTCATAGCTACGCACTCATTAGTTCTGGCTCAACCATCGAACTTCGCATTGGTAAATCTACCAATGACCCAGAGAAAATCAAACACTATCTAAGACTTGTCTTAGGCATCGTTGAAAACTTAAAGAGCGTTAGATTTGAAAAAATCTATTGCATGAGCAAAATCTTCAAACTAGTTCCTAGTGAAACTATGAACTACTGGAGAAAAAACGGCGCTTTCTTAAATACAGTGGCCGTTGACAACCGTGGCATTACAGTCACACAACAAGCAGCGTAATGCTTGAGCACTTAAGCACAGGAGGACATATATATGTGTATCGCAGTATTCAAACCAGCAGGCCAAAAGGCCCCAACATTCGAAACTCTTAAGCAATGCTTTAAGAGAAACCCAGATGGCGCAGGATTTATGGTCGCTATCAATGACACAGTCATTATTCGCAAGGGATTTATGCACTATAAAGATTTCGAGCAAGCTTATAAAAGCTTCTTCCAAGGTCTCGATGATAAAAACTACTCAGTAGTTTACCACTTCAGAATCGGCACCCAAGGTGGAACACAACCTCAACTCACACATCCTTACCCACTCACTCGTGATTATGCAGAAATGCGTAAACTCGAAAGCGAATGCGAAATAGGTGTAGCACACAATGGAATCATCCGCCTAACAAGTGAATATGGCGTGACTGATAGAAACGACAGCATGACCTTCATTAGCCAATATCTAGTAGATATTATCCACGGTAACCATTACTGGTCTCTAAAGCCTGAAAAAGTGCGTTTAGTCAATAGACTATTAGGCAATGGATACCCAAATAAATTAGCGGTCTTATCCAAAACTGGATATTGTGCCTTAATAGGCAACTGGATAAAAGACAATGGCATCTATTACTCAAACGAGAGTTACATAGTGCCTAGACCTGTGAGAGTACAACACAAGTGCTCAAGCAGGGGCGATCGAGCCGAACCAGATTTCGACTTTGAGCAAATGACACTCTTGGGTATGTTCAACTAATGGGCATACCTGAGAGAAAAGAAATAAATAAGAAAAGAATGGAGAACTGAACTATGAAAACAACTGAAATTATCGATGTCTTGAACCACATCAACGAACACTATGGTGCTAAAGCGCAAAACACACATCTATTTATGGATGCGATTGACGATGTGAGCACGAATTATATCGTCTGCGAAGTCTGGAAAGACGGCAAAATTGACATTTATGTCACCGATGATGACGAAAAATTCATCACCAACCACTGTTTTGACGATGATGACGAATACTTCTTCGGCCTCGAATCAATCACAGTATGGCGCACAATCAAAGGCATAGTGCACATGAGCAAGGTGTTTTAATCACACGGAAAGGAACTGAGCTATGGAACGACTAACTATTGCTGAACAAATGAAATTCTACCTTCAATGGTGCAAAGACAATGGTCTTCAACCAAAGGAATTCAAAAATCTCACAGCGTATATGAACGAAATACGCTTAAGCACTCAAGCAGGAGGATATATGTATGCGTAACGAATGGGAAGGCGAAGAACTTTTAGTGCTCGACAACGATAATTACCTGTTTATACAGGATTCGAGCGAAGGCGGTTACGATTACTCGTACATTGATGGAGAGACACGCCTAACAATTGATGGCGGCGTACTCGAATCAGATGAACCAGTGGATGCTGCCATTAACGCTATCCTGGATGACCTTGGTCTTAGCGGAATGGGATATGGCCGCAGCAGCCTGGATTACTGGGAAGATTTCGCAGGATAGAATATACGTAAGTAACTACTCAAGTATATACGTAAGTAGTATGTGCTTAAGCAGAGGCGATCCGAATTTTGTGGTCGCCTTTTCTTTTTTATCTCAAATTTTGCTCAAAAATTGCTCACGAGCGTTGAAAAATATAAAAAACCCTGATAAAATCAGGGTTATACGTGTAATGGAGCAAGTGACGGGAATTGTTATGTACTTTTCACAGCATTACCTCACGTTTCAAAACAGCATATTTATCATATATAAATGATAAGATATCAATAAATCTTTCACAGGATAACGGAACTTTTCATCCAGTTTCGATTTTTTTGACATTTTTCTTTACCACGCTTAAGCGATTTTGAGCTTTCTGGTCTTTCTTCCACCAAGAACTCCTATCATTGAGCTCTCACGTGATTTTAATACGTGCGAATATGTGTCTAGTGTCATTTGCGTGCTTGAGTGCCCAAGCCTGTTGGATATGACCTTGACATCTTCCATAGTCTCGACAGTCTCAACGAGCCATGAGGCATTAGAATGGCGCATACCATGAGGTGTGATTTTATGTACACCTGCTAAAGCACTATACTTATACATTGCATCGCGTATTGCGTGCCTTGAGATAGGATTGTGACCACCAAATATGAAGTCATTATCATTGCCTTTCATAATGTCCTTTAACTCTGTTAACAAATCGACTGTTTCATCGGTTAAACGGTTGTACCTGATAGAAGAACTGGTCTTAGGAGTTTCTATTTGCCAATGACCGCTACCAGTACCTTCGATTACTTGTTGACAAATGAATATCGTTTTCTTTTCGACATCAAAGTTTTTCCACATAAGTCCTTGCAATTCACCAATTCGGCATCCCAATTCACCAAAGACTACGAATAGTGGATACCAAATCTTATCAGTAGGAATCGCATCTATAAACTGCTCGTATTCTTCACGAGTCCACACATCCTTTTCCTTGCGTTGCACTATGTTTACGCGTAAGTGCTTAAGCACGACATCACATATCTGGTATGTTGGTGCATCCACATATAGATGCTTATAGGCAAATGCAAGTATGTCCTTAAAGCGTGTGATAACCTTATTCTTTCGGTTAATAGAAATAGTGGAATCGGCAATGAAATCGTTGTACCAATTAGAAATTGTTTCTCTATTGAAGACATCTCCAATGAGTTTGTCGGCAAATGCTGGGGCCAGATACTTACCATAGATGAATGTATCTCCACGCAAAGTCTGTAGCTTAACAGTCGTAGCTCTATCTTTATCAACTTCGCCGATCAAGTCCTTGAAGAACACCACCTTGCAATGTTCAGTATGCGCTTGTACCCATTCTTGTATAGCGCGGTCGTAGTCAGCATCCGCCTCTCTCTTGCTTGAGTACCCACGTATAGTCACGTGCCTGGTCTCGCCATTCACGGTTGCGGTAGTGTGAATGTACCACGTACCACGTTTGTCGTCCTTATAAATACCTTTTCTCATTTGCAAATCTCCTTTCTTTTTGTTATAATCAAAAAGGTTTCTTGTAAAAGTTAGTCGTTCAAATACTTTTTCTACAAAAACCGCTGAGCCATTAAGAATTGCGGTCTTAACGGCTCTTTTTTTATCCTAGGCGGTCACTAGCGGTCAATGAAATAAGATTGAATAAAGTCTCTCACACGTTCAACATCTTGGTCAGATAACAAGTCGAGCATTTCCATAATCTCTTTCTTGGTTCCTTCCAAATTAGATTCGAATCGTTCCATATCGCAGTCATAACCGATTAACCAAACTTCATTAACTCGTAAGTAGATAGCGAGTTTAATAATAACGTTTTGTTTTGGGTCATAATCACCACGTAAATAGTGGGAAATCGATGAACCTGAGATGCCTGTGTGATACGTGATGTCACGAGCACGCACTTGTCTTATTCTCATTATTTCTTTTAATCGTGATGCGAATGTTGCGACAACTTCCATAACCTCTCCTTTCTTGACCTGCTCCAATGATATCACAGAATTACAAAAAAACAAAAACAATTTTTCATTTTTCACAAAAACTATTTGATTTTTCACATAAACGAATTATAATGGAAGCAGAAATGTGTGAAATCACATAAAACTAAAAGAAAGGAGAACCTATGACACCTAAGAAAAGAGGCGGTTCAATTGTGTTTGACAATCGAATTTTGCGTGGTCATGTCGTTGCTGCTTGTGGCTCTATTAAAGAGTTTGCAAAACGTTTCGGTATAACCGAACAAATGATGCAATTAAAGATTTCAAATAAGGCTGGTTGGTCTAGGGAAGATATCGTAAGAGCTTCTTCTATTTTAGGCTTGACTGATGCTAAAGAAATCTGGCGTACTTTTTTTTCGGTTGAAAGTTGGGAAAACACAGCAAAATGACTACCGAAAGAAGAGAACAATTGTTAACAAAACCGCATTGGGATTATCACGATATCGCCGAATACCTTAACTGCGGAACTACTAAAGCGATTCAAATTAAGAATCAAGCGTTAAGGGAATTCGGTGGATCCATTCGTTACCTATCTCAACACGTCACGATCGACTCAGTGATGAAATGTATTGGAACGACTAGAGACCGCGAGATCGAGGTCTTAAACAAAATCAAGAATAAACAGGAGGCTTAAATGGCTAAGAAAAACTATCGCAGAGAAACATTCAAGTCCAAAGAAGAATGGAAAAAGGCTCGTGGGCTCGGTGGTACCTCTGCATCAGCAATCACAGGTAATAGTCCATATAAGAACATTCTGGAACTCTATGCTGACATCGTTTGTCCAGATGAAGTAGAAGTGGAAAAAACAAACGAGTCTATGACTTACGGAACCTTAATGGAACCTCTTATCCGCAAAATCTTCGCTCTTGACTACAAAGAAAAGTACAAGATGCACACACCAAGACAGTTTGAAATGTATAGGCGAATTGATAAGCCATATATGACTGCTTCTCTTGATGGCATTCTCACCGAACTTGCTACTAAACGTAAAGGCGTATGGGAATGCAAAACTCACGACATTAGAAATCGTGAAGATGAACTTGAGTGGAAAGACCACATCCCTCAAAAGTATTACGAACAAGTTATTTGGTACTTAGTGGTTATGGATGACTTCGACTTCGTAGAGGTTACAGCAAAGCTTAACTTCTTTGATTATTACGACCCAGATGGGAAGAAGCTCTTAAAAACTGAAACACGCTACTACCACATAGAACGTGCTGATGTACTCAAGCACGTACAAAACTTGGAAAAGTTGGTCACTCGATTCTGGGAAAGAGATGTCGTTGGTGGCACCATCCCTGAATATAAAATCTCATTTTAGAAAGGTCACATTATGGAAGAAGAAATTAAAAAAGAAGAATTCTCCCTTACTCCGATTCTCAACCCAGAGACAAAGGAATACTCATTAAAGAATTTTGATGAGGTAAAAGTCGCTTGTGAAGGCTTTATCGAAGAAAACAGGATGTTAACCTGCTCTACCGATGAGGAATACAAGAACTTAAAGAAATGTAGAACTAATCTCCGCAAGAAGAAAGACCAAATTAAAGCCACTCGACTTGCTCTTAGCAAATTATTCTCATTTCAATTCAAAGAACTCGAAGCGATGCTCGATGCAGCGGATAACGAACTTAAATGTTTGAAAGATGAATTCGATGCAAAGAAAGCGGAAGAAGAAGCTTTGAATAATCCAGTTGGCGAAGAACCAAAACCAGTCGAAGATAACGAACTTAAAAAAGTTACACTTATCATCGAATATCGTGATGTCAATGTTATTGAAGACATCAAAAAATTAGCAGTCGATCGCGGCTGTACAGTTACTGAAATCAAGGAGAAATAGTATGGCACAAAGACAAGCTATAGAACTCAGAAAACCAAATCAAAAATTCTCAGTTGCTATCCAATCTGAGAGTTACAAAAAACTCATCAACGACACCTTAGGTGACAAAGCGATTGCCTTAAGATTTATCGCTGATGTAAGCACACTCGTAGCGAACAATAGCACATTACAAGATTGTGACCCAAAAACAGTCTTAAGCGCGGCATTGCTTGCTCAATCACTCAACCTACCTTTAGCACCTACACTTGGGTTTGCATACATCATTGGTTACAAAAACACCAAGAAAGATGCAAATGGTCAACAATACCAAATGTATGAAGCTACCTTCCAAGCAGGATGGAAAGCCTGGGTGCAACTCGCTATCCGTACTGGAGCATACGAGAAAATCGGTGTTAAGCCAGTCCATAAAGGCGAAGTTGTCGGCCAAGATGAATTCGGTGATGACATCATCAAATTCGACCACAAATATGACAACGAAGAAGTCGTTGGTTATTACGCTTATTTCAAATTAACAAGCGGATTCGCAAAGACTCTTTATTGGACAAAAGAACAATGTGAAACTCACGGCAAGAAATACTCACCAGAATATCGTATGTACGGTAGTGGCAAGTGGAAAGAAATGTTTGATGAAATGGCCCTTAAGACAGTCATTAAACAACTTATCTCTAAGTGGGGCATCATGTCCGTTCAAATGCAAACAATGGTTCAAGCCGATCAAGCGGTCGTTAGAGAAAACGGCAACTATGATTACGTTGAGAACCAAGAAGAAGAACCTGAAAAGGTTACAACCAATGTTACTAACACAATTCCAGATGTCGATGATGACGGAGTTGTAAAAGAAGATAACAAAGGGTCAAACAACTAGTGACGTTTCGCGCATTTTAATACCTCTCTAGTTGCTTAGATAAGCCAGGTGAGGCGATAACACCTGCCCTCCTAAATGCCAAGGGAATTAACACCATCTCTATGAAAGGAGAAAAATATGGCAATAGTCAGAAATACTAAAGTAATCGATAGTCACTGTAGAGTTGCTCTTCCAAGAGAATGGGCAAAGCCAGGTGATGAAGTTTAC